TACTTATTTCTCTGTCACCCTCAGACAGAGACATGAGAGGCGTATTTTACTTGCTTAGCCTCGGTGAGGAGTTTCGTCCCTTTTCAGCAAGTCACAAATGTTAAAGAGTTGTTACATTCCTTAACCCGTTGACTTATTTAGTATACTACGGTTTCCACCACCTGTCAAGTTTTCCATTCAAGAAAAAGGTGGTGTGTCCCGAAGACTCCAGTATTATACCCGATACTCATCGATTTTGTCCAGCACTTTGTTCAGGTATTTTTGAGCGATTGCCTTCTCTCCAGGATATCCCTCATCGATGTCCACCTGATGCTTCAGTTTAAGGATATAACACTTCATCTCATCCTTATTGATTTGACCACGAGGCATAATACTAAAAAACTCTGCCCTTTATATAGAGCAGAGTTTGATTTTTATATTGGGTTATATGCGGGAATCATCATACCCCCACCAAGGTCATCATCATCGTCAGCGTCATTATTACCAAGGACGCTGATGAATATCCACATCCCTAGCATCATGGTTGCCAACAATAACATCACCAGATACCAGGGATAATTTGGCCACTAACGGCATAACTGCCCATTGCGGCAATGACACCAATCATTGCTGCCCAACCATTAATACGTTCTGCGCGTTCGTTCATTGTTCTTTCTCCTGTTTTGTTTTGTTGTAAATAATAACTTCTTCACCATCGTGGGTGAAAACTAATTCGTCATCGTGGTCCCAACACAACTCTTCATAGAGTGCATTGAGTTTTTCCATATCTTTATAGAGTTGATTTGGATTAGACATTCGACTTTAGATAATTGAGCATTGTCTCAGGGTCACTGACTTCATAAGGATCAACAGGGCAGTTGCCTACTTTGCCAGGTTCTTCAAACAACTTCTCAATCTCACCATCGTTCACTACCATAGAGTAACGCCAGGAACGGAAACCAAATCCAAGATTTGCTTTGTTTACTGACATACCCATAGCACAAGTAAACTCACCACTACCATCAGGAATTGCCTTTACATTTTCAATACCCTGATCTTTGAACCAGGCGTTCATCACAAAACTATCATTGACTGACAGACAATACACCTCATCCACACCTTGTTCACGAATCATATCATAGAATGCTTCATATCCAGGAAGTTGGAATGAAGAACAGGTGGGAGTGAAAGCTCCAGGCAAAGAGAATACTACCACACGTTTTCCAGTAAAAATGTCAGTAGTGGTAAGATCTGCCCAGTTACCATCAACACGGGTTTTGAAAGTTACTTCAGGAATTCTTTTGGTCATAATACTTATTAAGTGTTTCTGTAATATTTTTTGTGATGGGAACCCCACCAATAAATTCCTCAAGTTTTAGTCCCTGTTCGGAAGTAACAATGAGAACTGGTGTTGCGGTTACTCCATATATTTTTGCAAGATTAAGATTTTCTTCTGGGATTGGAACATCACTTACATCTTCAAGATTGATTTTCTCAATTATGGATGTGCGATTATCCTTAAGTGCTTCTAGATACTTATCTACAAGTCTGCACGGACCACAAGAATGTTTAGAGAATAAAAGAAATTTATTCGACATGATGTGCTTTTAAGTTTGGATTTGGTTGTGAAGGAACTACTGGATTTCTATTGGCAGCTTCAATAACAATGAAAGCATCATTCTGATAACTTACCGTACCAAAGGGTTTTGCCCACTTGGGATTAGCACCTTCAGTCTGATGAATACCACTGTTAGCAACACCACCAATCTTTACACGAATATCATCATCTGCTGTCCATCCAAGTTTTTGGAGTGCAATAGAAAGATGACCCAACCAATCAGCGCTTCTCATCACATTTTCCTCTGGTTCAAGGTTTCCGATCATCAGTAAAGATTTTCCTCTTGCTCGGTTTCAATCGTAACATCAGAAGTCGGATATGCGACACAAGTCAAAACAAATCCTTCTTCGATTTGATCATCATCCAAAAAAGACTGATCGGATTGATCAACTGTTCCGGATACAATTTTACCAGCACAAGATGAACACGCCCCTGCACGACAGGAGTAGTTCATATCAACACCTGCCTCTTCGGCAGCATCAAGAATATACTGATCATCTTCGCAGGCAACCGTAGTTTCGGTGCCATCAGGGGTGCGGAGAGTAATGTTATAAGCCATTAGTAAGTTTCGGATAGTTTTTCTACAGAATATGCCAACAATACAAAGAAGGCAATACTGGTTATTGTAAACAATGTTGAAGTCATTGTCAAGTACCTCAGATACCAAATGCTCCGAAGAAGAAAAGACTACCAGTCGTTGTGTAAGAAATGACTGCTGCAACAAATCCAAGCATTGCAGTGCGACCATTCAGTTTTTCTGCACGCTCTGCATGAGACTCAAGACCATACTTGAGACGGTCCTCATCAGTCATATACATTGCGGGTTCTACCGCCCACATATTTTGTTGTCCTCGATCGTTTGTTGTTACAGTCACGTTACACTCCGTTGTAAATCTTTACATATTATATAGTAAAAAAGGACCCGTGTCAAGGGGTCCTTTGTAGTGATTTATACCTATTTACCCTCAAATCCGGGAGGCAATCGTCCCAGATATGGATCATACTCAAAAATATCATCCCACTTCAGGTCTGGTGATTGATTTTTCCAGAATTGCCAGAGACCATCGTGACTAGATTTATGAAAAACATCCACATGATCGTGATGAATAGATGATCCAAGTTCAAGTTTATAAAGGAACAATGGAATAGCATATGTATTACCAGAGTTATAGATTAAATCATCTGCAACTGCTCTCGGTTTAACTCCATTATCAATCTTGTACTTATCCCCACGAACATGAAGATCAATCAACTTCTGACAATGCCTACGTGTGATCATATAGCACGCTGTAGAAAAGTCATTGATAAATCTATGATGAATTTTCATATGTATAGATGCTGGATTGATTACTGCCAACTGAACAACATCATAATCATAAGGAACTTTCCTATAAAAATCTTTCCAAGAAAAATGCCAATATGACATTGTAGAGATATCACAATCATCTTCCATCATCAAAGCACATGGAGCATCAGAATTTTCTAAGAAGTGCTTCATTGCTTTCAGGTGTGAAGTGGTACATCCAACTTCACCAGAAGACATATTATCAGGATATCTTCCTTTTAAAATATGTCCAAGATCTCTATCTCCTCTACCATCATAAGCAGAGATGCGAGTGTAATCAGTAATACCCCAATATTCAAACTGATCAACCATGTATTCCCATCTATTGAGTTCTTCATCAAGGTTGATGCAATAAATCGGAGGCAGACCCTTTGCCTTATGAATTGCCTTATTCTTATCTCTTAAAACCTTTTCCATGTTTCACAATATAAGTCTTTAGTATCTTTATCAGCGTAATCAGAACCAAACCACATATTTGGTGCGATTATTTTTTTGTTTGGATTTTGAATCAACCATGCACCCCACCAAGACATAGAACTATTAGCAATAATAGCATGATCGCATAGAGACATCAAGCACAGATCAAGATAAGGAACTAATGCCCCATCAGAATGTTTATCTTCTGGTTCAGAGAACATGAATCTATCTCCTTGAAAGAATGGTTGCTCCTTTACCCATTCAATAGAGTCGGAGAATACAACCACAGGCAATCCATCATCAAACTCCGCAAGTGCCTTCTCATAATACTCAAGTGGTTGAACTGGATGAGTGCTCTGAAGATTTGTATATGCCCACTTAAATCCCCTTTTATCGGCAAGGTTAGGATCTCCACGACGGACGTGAAGGAAGATAACTTCTTCTCCCATCTGACTACGAAACTCTTTACAAGGTTCTAACCAGTTATCCTTGAAGGTAAAATCCTTACGAATATCTTCTTCAATGTGCTTGAAGTATTTTTCCGACTGGAAAAATCCATAGAGGCTTACACCATCAGGACACTTATTAAAGATATCCTCATCAAAGTGAAAATGCTTCTCTGCGATTACATTTTCATTCTCAATCCAACCAATACTCTTATTAGTAGATAACTCAAATGCTTCTAACAATCCATAGTTATCAATCTGCACTTTTGGATTTTGTGGAGGAATAGTATAATCAAATCCACGATTAGCAGCAATACCTTTTAGTGCCGCATACTGAAACATTTGATTTCCAAACCTTCCAATAGTTCCAATATGATTAAATCCAATCACCTTTCATAGCCTCAAATACTTTTGCAATCCCTTTATCTATAGTAGTTTTAGGTAACCACCACCCAGTGATATATGTGTTTGCCTCATTTCTCTTATCCATCTGAACACTATCTTTAGCAAGTCCGGGTTTAATATTAACTTGCTTACCGATAAGTTGAAACTGTCCCTGAATAATAGATGCAATCTCTTTAATAGACGTAGATCTAAAAGAAGTGATATGAAGAGGATCTTCAGGTTTGAAATCGGTAAAGTTCTCCATCACAATTTCAAGTGCCTCACAACAATCTTCAGCATAAAGAAACTGTCGTTCTTCTGTACCATCAGTCAACATCTCAAACTCACCTTCTTCAAATCCTCTGCGAATAAAGTCAGTGATAACGTGCGACTTCTCATAATCTTTCTCGATACCATACACATTCCAGAACTTAACAGTCAATCCTTTGAGTGCAGTGGTGTATAACTCTCCAAGTTTCTTACAGGCACCATAAGGAGAATAACTCATATTGCTCATCTGAGATGATGCGAATACAAACCTTTTATTATACTTCTCTAGAAGACCAAAGACATTTGCCATCAAACGTGTGTTGTTGTTGATGAAGTCAAAGGTGTGCTGATACTTCTTTAGATATCGTGATCCACCAACATCAAATGCAAGGAAGAATACAAAGTCTGCATTCTTAATAGCACGATCAAGATTGTGATTAGGAATCTGCGTCAGATCTTCTCCGTGATGACGAGCAACATCAAACTCAGTTACCTCATGATTTTTACCACGAAGATACTCAGTAAGATATGCACCTATCTGACCACTAGATCCTAGAATTGTGATTTTCATTTCTTATACTTTGTTAGATATTGCTGAGTAGAATAATACTCAACTAAAGTTTTTTTATTCATAGATTGTATTTTTTCCCACTCTCCCATATTAGAACTCATATGAGGATTACTGAACCAAGAGTTTTCCCCTCTAGCGTGTTCTAGGTGATAGACACTATCATCTATCCTACCAACATTATATCCTAAAGTATTGAATCTGTAAAATCTTTCTTTATCTTCCGGAGCATATGCTTTAAAGTTTTCATTCTCCATTCCACCATCAATATAAACCTGACGATTAAAGAACTGAACCCAACCAAAATCAGAAGTATGATTTTTGGATCTACCTTTTAAGTATTCAAAATCTCCCGTCTCTAAGAAGTGAGAAACTACTTCATCACTTGCAGGAACTTGATATTGATATGTTCCTTGACCATAAGGATAAACAACATCATATGTTCCATCCAAGATTGACTCATATGCCTGCTGATATGATTCAATAGGAAGTATTACATCACAATCATAGTTAATAACAATCTCCGTATCTGCTTCCATGATCATTTCATTCAAAACCTTTTGCCTATGAAACAAAGGTGCATCACTCTTTTCAAAAATATGATTGACATCAATATCAACATCAAGAATATTTTTTAAGATTGGAAGTGCTTCTTTTTCAAATACTGATTCAGAATCTACTTCCTTGATGATGATATTTGTATCAAAATTTTCCAAAAGAAATGCTGTTGTGGTAATAACATTTCTGAGACGATCAGAAGATTCTATTCGAATAGGAATAATAAATGTTGCCTTTGATAAATCTATTCTCATAGTTGTTTCTGAATCCATTCTAAAATATCAACTCTTGGTTTCCATGTCAACTCTGCCTTTGCCTTACGAATATCAGCAAGAGTTTCCCTCATCTCTCCAGACCTTGCAGACAAATGAACTTGGTTGTCACTTATAGAATCAGCAATCTCTTGAATACTCCAGTTCTTTCCGAAACCAATATTATAAACCTCACCCCAGTTATCACACTCCATAAAACTAATCAGTGCATTGGCATCAACAACATCAGATACATGAATAAAATCTCGACGTTGCAGACCATCACCAAAGATAGTGAGAGGTTCTCCCTGATTACGCATCTTCAAAAACTTACTTACTGCTGGAGCATAAGTTCCAACGTGCCTTGCACGCTCCCCATACACATTAGTATATCTGAAAGCAAGAGTCTTCATACCATACAAACCATGATATGACTTAACTAGTTGTTCGCCAGAAAGTTTTCCAATAGCATATGCATTTAGTGGATCTTCACGCATCGTCTCCACATTAGGAATCGGATTACGATTTCCATAGCAAGCAGAAGTAGAGGAATATACAAACTTCTCTACACCAGAAAGTCTTGCTGCTTCAAGAACGTTTGCTGTCCCCATAACCTGTGTTGAGATGGTGGGGAGTGGATTATCAACAGATGCCTGAACACTTGCTTTTGCAGCAAGATGATAAACATAATCAACACCCTGAAAGAGGGGTGCAATATCCGCAAAGTTACGAATGTCTAGTTTATGATTTTGAGAATGTTTATTCCAGTAGTATTCATCATGACCATCAGAAGATTCATTGTCGATTACAATAACTTCATGTCCAAGAGATAAAAGTTTATCTACAAGGTGCGATCCAATAAATCCAGCACCACCTGTTACAATAGATTTTTTCATCGTATTTATTTTCTAGAATCGTAAACTAAAGAAGAATTGTTGAAAGCAGAAACATTTTTTACAGTGTGTATGAATCTTATCAGATCATCACAATCAATTGAAAAATCATTATCTTCCAACTTTAACATAGAAACGCAACACATTCCACGTATGATATCTTTATATAAAATTCTGTATTTACATTTTTCTGCTAGATTTTCAAAAAACTCTAAGCAATAATAGTTGTTGCAGTGTCCCAATTGTATTGGGCATATTTTATTTGTTTTATAATCAAAACTAGGAACAGCACTATAAAATATTCCGTTTTCTTTCAAAGATTGATGAATTATTTTAAAAGTATACCATTGATCCTTAACAGGATCAACATGTTCTGTTGTACCAAAATTAGTTATAATATCAAAATATTTTTCCCAATCAGAAAAATCATCTTCTTTTCTCAGATCTTTTATAAGAGAACCATTATTTCCATTCAAATCTACAGATATATGGTTCATTTTATAAAACTTAGTAAAATATTCTTTTCCAGTTTTATATCCAGAATTAATATATTTTTTCCCCATTGATGGTGACATTATTTGATCACCCAATTCCAACATATTAATTTGGTTTGTTTTATCTAATTCTTCTATAGAATCTTCAAGAAATTTTATTGTATCGTATGCGATAGCCATTTTAGATTTTCTCCAGATATTCAAAAACCTCTTGTGGGTTTCTTATTCTTTTTGTTCTATTTCCTTCATTTACTAAATCTTGACAATCAAGATACACACTATCATTTCCCAATATAGCATCATGAAGGGCATAGTTTGGATTTGGTTTATTAGTTGTTAGATAAATGATTTTACCAGGATTCTTCCTCGTCATCATAAGATTGTGAAAAGCAGATCCAATACACCCAGAAACAAGTTCAGCATTTTCCAAATATCCTATTTGTTGAGATACTGGAATTTTAGAAAAATCAACTATCTTCCAATCAGATTTTTTCAATAGTGCTTCAAGTTTCATCTCACCATCAGTCCATCTGTGATGTTTAGGTTGAGAAGTTCTTGATAGATATAATTTTTTAGATGGCAAATATTCCCTACCGTATATATCACCAACTTCTCTACAGAAATCAATATGTTCTGGTAAAATTTTAAATCTATTTACCATAGTTGGAATTGGTATATGGATCTTTTTGACGAGGAAATTATCAGTTAATGGAATATAATTATGTTGAGGGAAAAGTTTCTTTACTCTACTAATATCACCAACATAAAAAACTTCAAAAGATTTATCAACATTTAACCCGTGACATCTAGATAAGGTTTCTGTTAAATAGTGTCCCCAATGAGTACTGGAATATCCAATAAAATATGCCTCTTCTATTGTCTCATCAACTCTAATATCTCCAGAAGGATACCCACTAGGATATTCTCTTTCTTTACCTCTAGTATGAATTGACTCATCAATTATATTTCCATCCATTCGTAAACACCCTTTGGGAGTCATGATTACATCATTAAGTACACTTACGATCGGGATGTTACTTTTTTGATTGACTTCTTCTGCCTCCCATTCATCAATTATGGATTTGCCATAGAGAACTTTTATAGCATTTCTTTCTGCCTGTTCCTTTGCTTTGTCCAAATGATACTTATTAGTTAGTTTTTGTGGTCCATACAAATGAGCAATCTTTGCATCACGACCAAAAGAATTATATGCCAGATCCATTACTGTATGAGGCACATCATATTTTAACACACAATAGTTCAGTTCTGACTGATCACCATATGGAAATTGATCAAATCTCTCTTTATATTTGATGAGAGGTCTGAGGGCAACCAAAGATGACTTATGGAATAAAAGAACTCCTGCATTAAAATATGATCTTTGTATCTTATCTATACCACATTCAGACACAATCTTTTTCTCTTCGTATGGTATGGCAGGATTCATATCTCTAACGACACGAAGATTTTCTTGCGGATATAATGTAAAGAGATTGGGACAATCTTTATAGACAAAAGCATCACAATCCAAATAAAGAATATTGTCATATTCTTCTGCCCACCTCTCCTCTTCTATCAAACGGAATCTTTCTTGAGTGGGATTGAAAAAGTTGATGTATGGTTTATCAAAAAGAATATAATCTGCATCACATTTCTCGGCATATTCTTTTGCAAGAATCTGAGAGTGCTGATAGAAATCTTTATTCAGATTTTTTGCAGACAACATAGATCCCCTAGTCCCATCATCCTTAAAAGAATCATGTCCGGTGATCAGAGACTTATCAAAGAATACTTGTACTACTAGGTTCTTCATTTTCTAAACACAATAACAATATCATCATATCGTCCTTTGATAGTTCTCATATCATAAAACTCCACTTCCTTATCACCACCAAGTTCTTTATATTTTTCTTCCAAAATCTCAATATATTCATACTTTTGAATATCTTCAATAATAATCACACCATCATTATTTAATTTTGGAAGATAAAACTCAAGGCATTTGATTTGCGATTCTATGGTATGTGGACCGTCATCAATAACAATATCAAAAGAAGGTAGTGAGTTTGCTATCTCTTCTGTATATGCATCCCCAAAAGTAATTGTGATTCTTTTTGATAGAACATCTTTAAACTTCTTTGAGTTGTTATTATCAACTCCGTAGATTTCAGACTTTGGAAATGCATGTTCCCAAAGTCTCAATGAATCACCTTCTCGTGTTCCAATCTCCAATACATTAAGTTCTTTATCTCGATAAGATTCAAAAAATTCTTGATAAAAATACTCAATATAAGCATGTCCAATGTGTTTATCAGTTTGATTTAGATCAAACTCTCTGATTAGTTCAATAAGTTTTTTCATATCAGCACCATCCATTTTTATAGTCTACTGCATAGATTTCTTTAATCTTCGCAACTTGATCGTTTGTGAGTTCTGGTTTCTTTTCTTGTTTTCTTGTATGAAGTTCTGGAAGAGTACAATCTAATTTCTCTTCAAGAAACTTTTTGACTTTTGTTCCAACTTCAGAAACATCAAATACATAATCATAATAATCAATATTTGATCCAAGATAATATGTTTGAGGTAGAAAATGATTCTCCAAATAATAACTTCCAGGTTTTAGTGGATCTTCTCTACCAGTTTTAAGACAATCCCAGTTATTTAAAAGTTCATCAATAGAAACTTTGATGATTCCTTCACGAAGAACTTTATCCGTATAACAACTCAAAAATCTACTGACAGGATCTCTCTTCATACAAACTTTGATTGGTGATTTTACTTCCTTAAATTGTTTAAAGTAATATCCCATATTGACAATCATTTGATTTCCAATACCATTTTGTTCAAGATACCCATTTCCAGAGTTTACCAACTCTAAAGTTTCTGTTTCAGAATAGACCAACCAAGATCTAATAGTAGTACCTCCCGTTTTAGGAGAGATATAGACTGCAAAGTCTTTTCCTTTATAAATTCCCATCAGTTTTTAATTTGTGTTTGAATCCAACTATAAGTTTTTCGAATACCCTCTTCTAATGTTTGAGAGTAATCCCAACCAAGTTTTTCACGGATCAGATCATTGTTTGAGTTACGACCACGAACACCAAGAGGACCATCAATATGATTCTTCTCTACAGTTTTACCAGCAACCCTAGCAGCAGTCTCTACTAGTTGATTGATTGTAACCATCTCTTCAGACCCAATATTTACAGGTCCAATGAAATCGGAGTCCATCAATCTTCGAGTTGCTTCAATACATTCGTCAATGTACAGGAAGGAACGAGTTTGTTGACCATCTCCCCACACTTCGATTGATCCACCCTCTTCTGGGAGGAGAGCGACTTTACGGCAGATTGCAGCTGGTGCTTTCTCTCTTCCACCGTTCCAGGTTCCCTCAGGACCAAAGATATTATGGTAACGAGCAACACGAACAGGGATCCCATGATTACGGTTGTAAGCAAGGTAAAGTCTCTCGGAGAAGAGTTTTTCCCATCCATATTCACTATCTGGATCAGCGGGGTATGCAGATGATTCACGGCAATCTGGATTATCAGGATCTAGTTGATTATGCTCTGGATACATACATGCCGATCCAGAATAGAAAATCTTAGTTTTGTTCTGTTCTGTAATTTCGTTCCACTTACGTTGTTCTTCAAGAACATTTAGATTGATGGAAACGGAGTTGTGCATGATGTCTGCATCGTTCTCACCAGTAAAAACGAAACCCGCACCACCCATATCAGCAGCAAACTGGTAAATCTCATCAAAGGGTTCTAGAAACTTATCTACGATACTGACATAGAAGTTACCAGTTTCTCCGGCATAACGAATGCAACGAGCAACAAAACGTGTATCCCTAAGGTCACCAACAATGAACTCATTTGCATGAGATGCACAATACTCGGGACGTTTGAGGTCTACACCACGCACCCAATATCCTTCTTGCCGAAGTCGTTTGACCATATGACTTCCAATAAATCCACCAGCACCAAGAACAAGTGCTGTTTTCTTATATTCAGACATTAAAAATGAAAACTCATATAGTATGTATTATACTAAAAAAGCAGAGTTTATGCAACCCTGCTTCATACGGTCTTTTCATGCACGCCACTTGCTCTTTAACCTGAAGCAAGAAACAGGGCGGGAGAGAGATCCCATCCGCACCACCAATCCTTGAGAGAGATTGGAAACTCATAATAGGGTCTAATGACTCCACCAGGGTAAGTTTAGAGTCATTCCAAGACTCGGGAATGAAGGGGATACTTCAACCGACCAGTGCTGTTATAGACCATCCGTGTCTTCATCATCCTTACGATAAGAAGGAACATTGTCTGGGTCCAACCAACAAGTATACTGAAAGTCTTCCATTGCAGTCATAAGTTGCATTTCATTATCGCAAAGATACATATCACGGTAGCGTCCAGTATAGGAATCTACTTTTTGAATGCGGCAATCAGGTTTTCCATTGATTTCCAACTTACCAACCTGAACATAACGATAAGGAAACTGCTCCATAAGAACAGTTGGTTTTTTCACAACTTTCATCAAGCAACCTCAACAGTCTCAAGATCTTGATAGATATATTCCATAAGAATTTCATAATCATCAAGAGGGTCACCGGAGAATACTACTCCTTCTGACTCATAATATCGACGGACTTTTTTGTAAAGTTTCGGATTCTTTACATCAAGATAAAAATCTCCATTAGCAGCAGCACGAAGAGTGCTAATGTCTTTCTTGAATTTTTCAGTCAGTGCCATTGTTGTTTTTGGTTTACCTAGTTATTATAAGGTGTTGTGACTATGTAGTCAAGTGTGCCAGTCGGAAAACTGGCTATCGGAATGATAGGATTCGAACCTACGGCCACTCGCTCCCAAAGCGAGTGCTCTACCAAACTGAGCTACATTCCGTTGCGTTGAGTGGTCTTGCCTCCCAACAGAATTAATTATACTACTTCTTGTGTCCCTTGTCAAATGGTTCCCAGTGTTGCCAGTTGTATTTGTGTATAAGATAAATGCCCAGAATAGGCACCACAACTAAAAGGTAACAAAGAAATCCTAATGTAACTGGTGTCTCTAATGCCCACCGTGCGAAGTGTCCCATTATTCTGAAAAGATAGAAACTACAAATAAAAATACACCAAACATACACATAAAAAATAGAATCCCTAGTTGGACTTCCATGTTTCCCAGGGGTTACAGTTATGCAAACATGATTCTGGATGTGCCCATTCTCTTTCCTCTTTCTGAGATAACTGATACCTCAGTCTTCGAATCTCCTCTTTGAGCCACATATTTTCTCTTTTTAGTTCTTGTATTCTATCCATAGTCCTCTAAAGTATCGATCTACTTGATTTAAACATTCTAATGGTGCTACTTCCTCTTGGAGTGCCCATTCATAGCAAAAGTCAATCATATCTGATGAAACGTGACTGACTCCATATATTCTTGAGAAAGATGATGCTGCAAAATGAAACCGCATTCTAGTGTGCGGTGCCATTGCCCTTATAGTGTTCGGATTCATAGTAGTGCCCCTTCTTAGAACCGAAATAGATTGTAGTGATTACAAAGGGTATTGCAACTATAATGAGTGCTTTTCCTAACAAGTGTTCCATTAGATTATAGATGAATGTTTGGCGGTATAGTGCCACCGTCCGAGTGTATGAAAAATGCCTTTACAAGTGGCGATTGCAGTATCTCCGCCCCTAACCATAAAGTTGTATCCACCATCCACATCACAAACATCACGATTAGTATCACAGTCAAGATATGCGATGCCCAATTTTGAACAATACTCTTCTCTTTTCCAACAGTCCTCAATACTGCTATTGCCATAATTAATAACAATATCGCCTTCACGACATAATCGTAGTAACCCATTGAGAGTATCCTCCACATTTTCTGGGGGTAGAGCCATCATAAAAATACCCGGTTTTCTATCAGAAATATTTTTATGACTGTGTATCATCAGAACAAGGCTTTCCATATTAGTGGTACATCCACTGATATGACCCTTTTCATATTGTTCACAAAGTTTTTTATAGTTGTTTTCATAACCCCATACCTCATATCCTTTCTTGATCATACGGAGAGCAATATTTTCACCAATCTTACCGAATCCAATAAGACCTATTTTCATATAATTCTTCCTGGTATATAATCAATACCGTCAAGAATCTCATTAAGAAGGTTTCCATATTCTTTGAACTGTTTGTCTCCTGCAATAAAAACTCTTTGCCTACGCCATATTGCTTCGGCAAACATTCTTCTTTCTTGTTCTGTGAATTGAGTAAATCTGCTCATTTGATTAATTCCATTGCTTTATGTAGTTGTTCATAACTCCCCACCATCTTTTTTTCCTATCAAATAACCAAGCAAAATACCACTTAACCAAGCAATATAAAGATATAAAATACTGGAAATAAATTCGATAAATTCAGTCCAGTTCATCCTCAACCTCCTCATATAAAGGACAAGGTTCCTCAAATAACAATGCCATTCGAAGTTCCTTAACTTTTTCTTGTAACTTTTCGTAGTCTTCCTCGGTCATTTGTTTTTGAATAAATCCTCTACTTGTTTGCGAGCATTACTCATTTTTTCTTTTTCACGTTCAGAGTGTCTATAACCACGTTTTCCGTGATAAATGAAATGTCCTTGACAAATCATAGTGATACCGAAAAGAAATAAGGTGATAACACCTATCCACTCTACAATGTGATGTTCAACCATGGAAATAAAGGAGGGATTACTCCGATAAGTCGAAGCAGACCTTCAGCAAAAAGTGCAAGAACAACCCAACCAACACACATACTGATAATCGAAGCATTGCGATTGTGCTTTCGTATGGCATCATCAATCATCTCCTGCACTCTTTCTTCGGTCAGTCTTTCGGGAGGTTCTATGCCCTTTCCCCAATCCTTAAACATTATTTTTCATCTCCAAGAAACTTTGCCAGAGGATCTTTTCTAGTTTTTACAATTGCTACAGCTCTTTTGTAGAACATATTGTCTGTGTTGCCAGACTGTTCGAAGGTCTCCTTGATCTTCACCCAGTTATTATAGGTGTGTTGATCCATAGGTCCAGTGTTTAATATCTACTAGCTATAATAGTCAGTAGTTTAAACCTGTCAAGTTTGTGTTGATACAAAAATATAGATTAAGAAAATCTATATTCTTGTAATATTTG